AAAATAATTTTAAGGACAGCCTTTAGACAACTTTCACAGGATGGAACTCCTACTTTAGGCGGACCTTTAAACGCAGATGGATTTGCTATTGCTAATGTTGCAGTATCGGAAGCGGCGGCAATAGATTACAATAATAGACAGCCGGGCACAGGTGTAACTATAGACGATCTTGTGATAACCAAAGGCTATGCAGACGCAAGATATATTGCAGGCGACCTACCGATTAGAATTAAAGACGAACCTGTAGATGCTTCATCATACATTTTAAATATAGATAGTTACAATAACGGTAACCTAGTAGTAAATTCACATGGGTTTGATAGAACTGTTAATGGTTCTGAATATGTGTTTAACGCAGAAGACACCACACCTGGTGTACTTACAAACAATGCAAAATATTATCTAAGATTTGTAAACAGTAATCAATTAGCTGTATATGACACAGAAGCTAAAGCAAAAGAGACAGACGAAGCAGTAGCAGAAGCACAAAAAATTTACATATCTGCTACAATAGCCGCTGATGATAGTCATACAATGACTGATGCAGGATATGATTCTAATTTAGAAGGATTCTTCCTAGCTAATGAAGCAGTACCACGTAAACATTTAGTTAGACGTCAAGGCGACAGTATGACTGGTGCGTTAAAACTACATGATCATCCAGGAGACCTTGCAGGACTATCGCAAACAGCAGAAGATTTACAAGCAGCTACAAAGTATTATGTAGATAATACATCTTATTCTGCACCATTTAACCTGTATGTAAGCACTGCGGGCGACAATACAATGACTGGAGTTCCGCCAGGAAAAGAAGGTACTTCTTGGACATATGCATTCAGCACTATTAATGCAGCCGCACAAAGAGCAGAAGAAATGATCAAGGCATCAGAAGCAGAGCCTGGACCATATATGCAAACTATTACTATAGACGAAGGCGCAGAAAATGCAACTGTTATTTCATCCGGAATAGATAATCCAAACTACGGTCAAGCCGCTACTCTTATTGATCTTAACAGAGAATATATCATAAGAGAGATAACAGGTTATTTACAATTTACATATCCAGATTTCGATTATAATATAAAAACATGCGAAAGAGATCTAGGCCTAATTTTAGACTCAATCGCTACAGATATAAAGAAAAGTTTAAGTACAGATCCGTCACAAAATAACGCAAACAGTCTTACAAGAAAAGCGGCGGAAAGATATTACGCAAATGCAAGTGGTAGAATCGCAATTACCAAACAATATACAGAAACTATCGATGCTATCAATACTGCAAAAGACATTGTTGCATCTATACTTTTAAATAGAGTATTTAGACAAACAGCAATTGGTAATATTGTTATTGGATCTATCACAAAAGTTACATCTGCTACACCACACGGTTTGCAAAACGGTAATATTGTGGTATTCAAAAATACCACAGACTTAGGAACAATACTTAACGACAACTATTTTTATGTTAAAGTTATTAATGCTAATGACTTTGAACTATTCACTGATGCAGAATTAACATTAGCTGTAGATACTGCTGCAGAAAATCCATGGTTATCTAATGATGGTGTATTTGGTACTGTATATCAAACAGATGAAAAACAAGTTACTGACACAACAGATGCAGCTGAAAATGCTAGGAACGGCATTAACGATAAATTTGATCTTGTTGTTAACATCCTAACAAACGGTATAGATGCTGGTCAGGCTGTGAACTTTGGTAAAACATATCTAATTGAAGTTACCAACGGAAGTTCAACAAATACAGATCAAGGTGATCCTACAAATAGAGATGTACTACCAGGAAAAGTGCTAGTAGGTAAAATTTCAGGGGCACAAGGCAGAATAGTAAGTTATACAACAGGAGCAGATTCTTCATCAGGAAATGATGTTATTGAAGTACACTTGTTAAAACCAATTGACTTTATTGTTAACGAGGATTTAGAATTTGGTAATTTTGTTAACAGAAGTCAAATTACAATTATGGTTGAATCAGGACAGTATGAAGAAGACTATCCGATTAAAGTAGCGGCAAACGTATCTATTAAAGGTGACGAATTTAGACGTGTAATTATTCGTCCAAAAAATCGTGTATCACAATCTAAATATGCAAACTCCTACATTTATAGAGATAGAGAGTTTGATGGAATGACCATTGCCGATGCTGGTTCAAGATTCTATAATCAAACAGGCGAATTCCAAGGTCATTTTGGATATCATTATTTAAGTAATCCTGAATTACCTGCAAACGTTGGCCCAGCAGTTGTTAATGGCGGTGGTTATGCAAACACGGCACGTATTTTAGAAGAAAACAAAAAATTTATACAAAAAGAAGTTATAAATTATATCAATAGTAACTATCAAACATTATTATTTGATCACACACAATTTCAAACCTATTTAGAAGAATTAGTTAATGACCTTTTAGTTGATATGTGTGTAAACAGTAACTTCAATAGTAGAAAAAGAGGTTTGCAATTCCAAAGACCAGGCGATTACTATGCAGATACATATCTAAGATCGCTTGTTAAAATTGGATTCAATGCTATCAAAGCAGACATTCTTGCACTTGCATCATTCCAAGCAAGTGCTGATGCACAAACTAGAATCACAGCAGGTTTCGATGATATCATTGATATCATGGACAATGGAAGTTTTGATACAGAAACAGCTGCTGATGCACTCCTACTTACACCCGAAACACCAGGTAATGATAACGACAAAGCACGACTTAGCTTACAAGCAAACAGAGAATTTATTGCGGCAGAGGCTCTTGCTAAATTAAAAGAACTTGCTCCTAGAAAATATTTTAACGAATCTCGTAGATTGCATCAATTTAGATTATTAGTAGATGCTTTGAGCTTTGACTTATTGTATGGCGGGAATATGGGAACCTACGACTTTACATTATCTATGTTCCCGTTCGATGTATTAGATGTAGAAATTACAACTAGAGAAAATACTGTAGCGGCAATTACACATATAAGACAGGTGTTTTTAGATGTATTAGAAAATGTTGCTATCAATAGTGGTGGCGGAAATACTAGCGGAAACAACGAGTCACAATCAATTGATCCTGCTAGAACTCTTGCAAACAATTCAGCACCTGGCACAGCATTACAAGAATTAATAGATGACATATTTTTAAGTGCAGTAAGCAATAATAACACTGTTGTAATAGCAGGGCAAAGAAATGAACCAACTCTAACAAACTTTCCAGTGCCTTTGACTGATGCTAGAAGCGATGTACAAGGCGACTTTAATAGTTTAGCACAAGATGCAATAGCTGATATGGATTCAGCGGCTGTTTACACTTACAATGAATTAAAGTGTGAAAGAGATGTTGGCTTAATTGTTGATGGATTGATACATGATGTTGTTGCTGGCGGCGATGAAATGGCCTTAGAAACGCAAGGCGAATATTTTCAAAGTTACATTTCACAGTACAATAACAACGGCTTCGGCGGACAAGAACTTGTAACAAAAGGTGCAATAGAATATATTGCAGATATTGCAGATCGATTAATAGATGGCGCATACGACCCAGCTCTTATTTTACAAAATGTAAACGATGCAAGTTATGTACCACCAGATTTTAAATTTGGTACAGGTGAAACTTTTTCAGATGTTGCTATTACAAACTTAATTAATAAAATTGTGTTTGCATTTAACACAAATTACAATCCTCCTTTACGTAACGATCAAATGGATTGCTTCTTAATGAACGATGCAACTATTTTAAGAAATATTACAGTTCAAGGACATGGAGGATTTTTATGTACACTAGATCCAGAAGGACAAATTTTAACTAAATCTCCATATGTACAAACAGGTTCATCTTTCAGTAAAAGTATTAATGCTAAAACATTCTCAGGAGGAATGTTTGTTGATGCTTATGTTGGTAACTTGCCTATGTACATTCCTGATACAATCGAATATGAATTAGGCACGCCAGCAGTAAGCGGTAAAGAAAATAATTTTACACTTTGGGTAAGATCAGAAGAAGGTCAAGGTTTGTTTATAAGACCTCCAGAACTTCCATGTCCGTTCTATATTGAAGGTAGACGTTTCCAAGTAAATGCTATTTCTAATTATAGTAAATCAGGAGGCTTCTGTAAAATATTCCTAGATGCATCATCTAATGATGGTAACGGTTATGACGAAAACCTATTCGACGAAAGACCAGGAGAAATAAGTAGAGAACTTTACCTACAAACTGCTGGTAACAGATCAATGTTAGGTAACGACTTTACACAGATTAACGACTTAGGTTATGCTCTTGTAACTAACAACGGCGCATTTTCTGAGATGGTATCTATGTTTACATACTACTGTCATGCAGCTTACTATGCTAAGAATGGTTCAGAAATACGTTCATTAAACGGTTCTAATGGTTATGGTAATTTTGGACTAGTTGCTGAAGGTGCTGATCCAAACGAGATTCCGGATCAAATTACTTATGAAGATCCTATGACCTTTAGTGCAAAATCTTTTGTATTTTTAAACGGTGCAAACAATAGTAACATACAAGACGAAACATCTCTTTTCATAACTGATTGTATAAGTCCGCCACTTAGCGGGTCACTTATTACAATTGATCACGGCGGCACAGTAGGTACGTTAGATTATCGAGTAGGTGCTGTTACAGAATCAACTGCGGCTACGCCAACTGGTGGTGAATACAATAACACATTATACAGATTACAAATCACTGGTTCTCCAGATGGAGAAAATGGTAATTTCTTTAGTGCATTACAAGCTGATGTTACTCAGGGAGAATTAATACAGTACAGATCTGCAGACACACACAAATTACAAAGTATACGTGACTTAGAAGATTTAAAAACTAGACCTTCAACTGCAATTAACTTTGACGAAAGTGATTTGACTACTTACAGATCAATTAGTTTTTCTAGTTCTTATTTAAGTGATAGCGGAGATAGTGATAGTACATATGTAACTTTTGATGTTCCTTACGCACATATAGAATTACCAATTGACAATGATAACTTAACAGGCGGCAAAGGTTCTACGGCAGGCGATACACAGATTGCTATTAGAACAGACGCAAATGGTAGCCAAAAAATAACTGATGATGAATTAACAAGACTCACTTACGACCTGAACGGAAATCAACCACCAGCAAGTTTAGTATATCCTAACGCAGGTACAAGGGTAGCAAACAACATTAGATATGTTGCCGCAGAAACAGTGGCATATATTAACACAACTTATCCTTCACTTGTGTACAATGAAGATAAGTGTTACAGAGATGTTACTCTTATATTACACGGTATAGTGAACGACTTGTTGCACGATGGTAACGCAAGAACAGTTCATACAGCAAGACAATATTATGAACAAACAACGGTTGCACAAGTACCCCCAGATCAACTTGCAGAAACAGTTGACGGAATTAATTTTGCAAGAGACTTAGTAATTAACTTTATTTTACCAGGCACTACTCATACTGGAAACAATAATAGAGGTATTGTACAAAGCACAGCAGGCGGAGCGGCAGAAGGCGGCACAGGCGCAAAAGTTACTGATTTAATGGGAATTGTTACATCCGCATTAAACACAGGATTCAGTGCAATTCCTGCTCCAACAGGTTATGCAGGTGGTATGATTTTTGCGTACGGTGGTAAAACGCATCAAATTATTGGAGTAGACCAAGATACTACAGATATAGATCCTGTAGATTTTGTTGCAAATAGAACTTATGAAATTACTGCAACAGGAACAACAAACTGGAACGATATTGCAGGTACTACTGGCGTAACATATCAAGTTGGCGATACATTTACAGCGTCTGCAACTGGCCTTCCTGGGTCCGGCACAGGTACAGCAATAGATGTAAGTTCTAAACTATTACAACTTAATCCAGGTGCATTGCATGATATCTCAGCTCATTACACATCTGGTATGGCAGTTGGTATGATACAAGACAAAGTTTTACAAGCTGGTCTTGTTGACGGTACAACTGGCGAAATAACTATTAAAATTTCATTGTGTAGAGCTACAGGACACGACTTTACACAGATTGGTACTGGATCGTTCAACGATTCAAACTATCCAAATGTTTTGTTAGGACCACCAGAAGATTTAACGCTTGCTCCATCTTATGATAACAATCCTAATGCTACTAGAGCACAAGTTTGGGAAAGACGTAAAGGGCGTGTGTTCTGGATGTCAACTGACCAATATGGTTTCTTCCGCGTAGGTAAATTCTTTAGTGTAGACCAAGCTCAAGGTTCAATTGAATTCTCAGGCGAAATTGGTATTTCAAATGCTAATGCAATTGGATTTAAGAAAGGTGTTACAGTTGACGAATTTTCCGTTGACGATACAATGGGCGATAATTCAGAAAATGCTGTACCTACAGAAAGTGCGGTAGTTGGATATATTAACAAACGCTTAGGTAGAGATAAAAACGGTAGTATAGTTTCTGATCCAATTGGTCCAGGCTATCTAGACTTAGATGGTCAAAGTTCAATGAACGGTGACTTAAAGTTAGGTACTAACAAAGTTATTAACATGGGTACACCAACTAATCCTGCAGATGCAACTACAAAAGCATATGTTGATGCTCTTGCAGGATCAAGCGATAATATATCAGCACTTAAAAATATTTCAGAAAACGAGCCAGCCGGAGGAGACATATTTGCTTACTCAGGTGCTAAGAAATTGTTTATTGACCTTCCAGTTGATTCTGGCGGTAATGGAAATGATTTTGAAATTGGTGATGTCATCGAAGATACATCAGGTGGTATATTTAAAGAGGGCACTATTGTAGATATTACTACAGGTATTGTAGATACTATCGACGGAGATCCTTCATTAGGTTATGTAACATATGAGGTTGTTTATGAACCTGCTGCAAACTCTGTAGATTTTAATGCTGGTGAAGTCGTAAGACTTAAAACTAATAATGCTGTTACTTCAACTATCATTAAAGGTCCATTTGATGAAATTGCAAATACAAGACTAGATCCAGGCAGTGATATTAGTTTTACTGTAACAAGAAATACAGATACCGTTGCACAAAATGAACCAATAGCAGATATTGACATACAGATTAATGCAGGTGCTATAGAAAATGCAGATGTTAATGCAAGTGCTAGTATACAGCAGAGCAAGTTATTACTAGAAAGAGCAAAAGTAGCCAACACAAGTACAGGTTTATATGGCACAAATGATGACACTGGACAGTCTGACAGAGGGTCTGCAATATTTGATGACGCATCTTTTGCAACAGAAGTAAAACTAACATTGTCAGGACCTATTACAGCAAGTGCAGGTTGGATAATTTATCAAGGAGTCAGTGTCAAAGGTACAGTAGTTACTGCTACTTCAGCAAGTGCAGAACTAATTGTAAGAACATCAGATACTTTTGGTGTTGGCAATCCATTGTTAGAATATGCAGAAATAGACAGCAATGGTGTAGAACTAGCAAAACAAAATTTAGGTGTAACTGTAACTGACGCAGAGGAAAGTGGATATATAGCTATTAAAGATCGTTCAATAGAACTAAACAAATTAGCAACTATTGACACTGACACTGTGCTTGGTAGGTCAGCAGATGGGTCAGGTGAAGTACAAACTGTCAGCTTTGACGAAATAATTGATCAAGGATTTGCACTTCAAGATAAAGACTTTGATAGTTCAGAGATAACATCAACTATTGTGCAAAGAGTAAGATTTACTAGTGAAGTTACTGTTGCTGATGGAACAACGATAACTCAACCATCAACAGGATTCACAGGAGAAGTACAGGGCTCTGTTTTTTCAGAAGACATTGTATACTTTGTAAATGTAATTGACCCTAGTAATAACAATAATCCTGTAACGTTTAACACAGGTAATGTTAATTTACCAAACGGTGATTTACTAGGAAGTATTCAAACAGCAACTCCAAACTTTAGTATAGCTGGCGGAGCACTAGTAAAAACTGAAGAGGGAGTATATGGAACTGTTACAGTAAGTACTGGTACTGCAAGTGATAGTATGGCAAGAAGAACTAATGGTGGATCTTTACACGCATCATCGTTCATTGTAGGAGGTTCATCTACTAATGAAGTGCTTAGTGAAAATGGCGGCGTTCTATCATTGAAAACTCCGGGACAAGGTATAATACTTACTTCTGTAGGAAACGCAAATACTGATCCACTTGTTAAGATTCCTGGTAAACTTACAGTAGGTGAAGACATAACAACGAATCCTACATGGGGTGCAAGAGAAAGTGAATCAACTCTACAAACAAACTCAAACGATAATGCAACACCAACACCAAACGCTACATTCGGCGGTAAAGGTTTTGTATCTGCACCTTGGATGTATACTCCGTTTATTGAGGCGCCTTTTGAAGGTGATTCAACAGGTACAGGTATAGGTTTAGGTGCTGGTACTGGATTCACAGATGCTGGCGATGATGTTGTTCAGGTAATTACAAATGGCGATGTAATGTTGCAAATTACACAGACAGATGTGTTATCAAAAGGCACACTTGCATCTGAAGGTGCATTATCATCAGGAGGAGATTTTAGTGTAGGTCTTAACACGTTTACTGTAGCGGCAACAAATGGTAATACGCTAGTAGGCGGCACATTAGATGTTACAGGCTTAGTAAATCTTAATGATACTACTAATAGTACAAACACAACATCAGGTGCTTTAGTTGTAGATGGCGGACTAGGAATAGGTCTTAACCTAAATGTAGGTGGAGATTTGTCTGTAAACGGTTCAACAGAACTAGGAAATGATCCAAGTGACACGTTGTCAATAGGTGCATTAGTTAACTCGAATATTATTCCAACTGGAACTAGAGATTTAGGATCAGGACCACAACCTTGGAACTTTGTATATGGTAACACATTCTCCGGTACAGCAACAACAGCAAAATACGCTGACCTAGCAGAAAATTATATCGCTGATAAAAACTATGCTCCTGGCACTGTTTTAGTTTTAGGCGGGACACAAGAAGTAACAACAACCACAACAAAAGGTGATACAAGAGTGGCAGGTGTTGTTACAACTAATCCAGCACACTTAATGAATAGTGCATTAGAAGGTGAAAATGTTGTAGGTGTAGCACTTGCAGGTAGAGTTCCAGTAAAAGTATTAGGTAAAGTTGAAAAAGGCGACATACTTGTTGCTAGTGCTATTGCTGGGTTTGCTTGTGTAGACAATAATGCTAAAGCCGGTGCTATTATCGGTAAAGCAATTAATTCAAAATCAGATGCCGACAAAGGTATTATTGAAGTACTAGTAGGTTAAATTGAATAACGATAAATATGTTAAATAGGATAAAAGATAATGGCAAATAGATTTCCTTTAGTTTTTGATGCACAGACATCAGGTACAATGAAAGAATTACCCTCAGGGGATAATTTAAACTTAGCAGGTTCTAGTATTATTGATGCTGTAAACATAACAGCTACGGGAACACTTACAGTACCTACACTAAATGTAACAACCTTAAATATCCAAGGAGCAGGAGGCGGCTCAATTGCTCCTGTTGCTATATCCAATGATTACAATGACCTTACAAATTTACCAGTGCTTTTTAGCGGAAGCTATAATGATCTTCAAGACTTACCTACAGGAGTAGACTGGGCAACTGTTACAAACGCACCTACTATTCCTACAAAATTAAGTGAGCTAGAAAATGATACAAATTTTGCTAATGAACAAAGTCTAAACATTGCGGCAAGTCAAATTACAGGATTAGGTGCAGTAGCAGTTAGTAATTCATTTACTGACCTTGTAGACGCAAATGAAATTGTAACGCAAAGTCAACTTGTAGGAGACACACTTACTGTAGAAGTTACTAATACAGGTGATTTGGTAGGTAGTGTTTTTGGTGCAGATAGTACACTGTTAGTTGATCACCTTAATAATAAAATACTAGCAGATTTAAGTACAAATGTAATTACAACGCCGGGCGGTGATTTAGATATTACAACAGGCGGTGTAGATTTAATTGAAAATATTAATATAGATGTAAATGGTGTAGGTAATATTACACTTGACGGAGACGAAATATTCTTAAAAGGAAGAGTGACAGCAGATAGACTTTATGGAACTTTTACAGGATTTGTTTATTCTAATGACTCAACTCTAGTTGTAAATCCAGACACAGGTGATTTGAACGGTATTTTGAACGGTGACGTAAATGGTGATATTGATAAAAGGACACAAGGTTCTATACTAGCAGTAAAAAGTTTAGCAGGTATAGAATTTACACCTAATGGTATTTTCAACGTACCAAATGCTACAAATGTAACTTTGAATGCAACAAATGAAATGACGCTTTCTTCAACAGGAGATTTAAAACTCGAATCTTCTTCTGGTAATGTTAAGTTTGAATTAGGAACTACTGTAGATTTTGGCGGTAGTATTGTAGATTTTAATAATGCAAGTGTATCTGGATTAGATGTTCAACTTACAGGAGATCTTACAGGTAGTGTATTTGCAGACAATAGTACAATATTAGTAGATGCTGTGAGCGGCTCTATACCTGCAGAAAATTTAACTGGAGTAATGCCTGCACTTGACGCTAGTGGAATGCTGTTTGCAGGTATCAGTAATCCTGTATCAATTACAAGTAGTTTAGCAGTTGATAATATTAACATACAAGGAAACATTATAAGTTCGACAACAGGCGATATTACACTTCAAGCAAACTCGGGTAATGTTATTGCACAAACTATTACAACAGCAAATAATGATTCTCTTGTGTTGACAACAACTACTGGCACAAGAAGTATTACAATTAATAATTTAGGTAATATTGATGTAATTGGACAATTAACTTCTACAGAAAATAATCACATTCTAAGATATTACTATGCAGATCAAGTCAGTTTTCCTGATCCAACAACTTATCATGGTGCTATTGCACATAGTCATGCAGACGGTGCAATGTATTTTGCACATGGTGGTCAATGGGTAGCATTGGCAAATGAAGACGGTGTAGTGCGTTCAGGTACAACAGCTAATATAAACATTACTGGTAATGTTGATGGTGATGTAAACGGATCTATATTTGCTGATGATAGCTCATTACTTGTAGATGCAGTAAATGGAACAATCCCAGGCTATATAAGCCTCGCAACTTTGAAGACAGAAGTAGCTGCAAGTGCAGATTTTGCTGATTTTCAATCACGTATAGCGGCATTATAACGGAGACATAAATGGCAATTGAATATATAAATGTAGGAACAATAGCAAACGACGGCACAGGTGACGATCTTCGTGAAGCATTTGTTAAAATTAATAATAACTTTGAAGAATTAGACCTCAAAGCGGCTGCTGACATACCAATTGAAAATGTGGGTAGCTTAGGAACAGCAGTATATGCCGGCTTAGTTGACGGAGTACATAGTTTCAAAAGATTAATAAATGGTCAAAATATATCTATTTCTAGTAATGAAACTTCAATAACAATTGAAGGCACAGAAGCACTAGAACAACTAATAGTAGCATCAGAAAACGGAACTATCAGCGTAAGTAACGGAGAAAGTATTACTATTGTTGGAGGTCAAGGACTTAACACAAGTACAAACGGGCAAACATTAAACATAGATTTAGCTTCGACAGGTATTGTATCTAGTGATACAGCACCTGCATTATCTGGAACATTGTCTGCAAATAACAATGATATTGTGAGTGCAAACAATATTATTGCAAATTCTTTTAATGGAGAATTATACGGTAATGTTTGGGGCGTCGATATTAGAACTTTAGGACCATTCTTAGAAGGTTTTGACTTTGGTCAAGCAAGAGAAGTTTATTCAAATGCACTTGAATTTATTCTAGCACAAGTAGATGTAGAATTCGGTTTTATAGACCCAGAAGCGGGAGAGGCTGTAGATTTTGGTTATATATCCTAAGCGATAAATACGTTATATAGGATTTTTAATCAATGCAAAGTTTATGGTCACAGCAATCTAACACATCATTAGGAACGTTTGAGGAAGAAAAAACTTTAACAATTTCATTGCCTGTTTTAAATAGAGCAAGCACTTCCTTAATAAGCGGTAACCTTCCTGGCGGACTTAGATTAGATAACAATTTAATCGTAGGTACACCATATGAAATTGCTAGAGATACTGATTATAGATTTGTAATCAGAGCAGACTATGCTAATTTAACTGAAGATAGAACTTTTACAATAAAAATATTAGGACAAGATGATCCTTTCTGGATAACTCCTGAAGGCGATCTACCTGTAGGTAATAATAATACATATTACATTTTAGACAGTAGTCCTATAGACTTTCAATTAGTTGCAGACGATGATATAATAGAATTAGGCGGAAAACTTAATTATTATATAGCAGAAGGCGACGGGCAACTACCTCCCGGAACATCCTTAACAGAAGATGGACGTATAGTAGGTATTGTTGATCCATTACTTGCAATAGAAAGAGGGGAAATATATGCCTCTGGGTCATATGATACATCACCATATGATTTATCGTCCGGCGGATTTGATTTTGGTGTAAGAAATTCAAACGGATTTGATAGTTTTTATTACGATACAACTGTTTGGGATTTCAGCTATTCTGAACTCCCCCCAAAAAAGTTAAACAGGTATTATGAATTTATTGTTTCGGTTACAGATGGCAATAGTGTATCTAGACGTGTTTTTAAAATTTTTGTAGTTGGTGATGATTTCTTTAGAGCAGATAACACTGTATTACAAGTAAGTAATGGAGTATTTACAGCAGATAATAGTAATTTAAGAACTCCTATTTGGATTACTCCTGCAGATCTAGGTATTAAACGTGCAAACAATTATATTACAATACCTTTAGATGTTATTGACACTAACGCAGCGATAGGATTTATAAATTATAATCTTGAAACAACTAATTTCGGCACCTACAGATTAATTTCAACTGGAGAAACAATCTATAACGGACAATATGAAATAAGTGGAATACTGCCTAATTTTATAGATAGTGGTAGAGGACCTAATTCTTTTACTGGATTAGTTGCTGATCCAATACAACCTTCGGAATGGGAAGTCATAGTGCCTGAAACTGCTAGTGAGATTCCTACAGGTATGGATTTAGATACCTCTACAGGTGATATAGCAGGAAGGGTTCCCTATCAAGCTGAAGTAGTACGATCATTTTCATTTACAATAAAAGCAACTAGATTTACACCTGATCAAATAGAGGAACAGGCTTCATCATACAAAACATTTACACTTAGAATATTAGGGGAAATTGATTCACAAACAAGTTGGATTACTGAAAGTAATCTAGGCACTCTTGCTTCAAATGCGTTAAGTGTACTAAGGGTAGAAGCAACAACAAATGTACCAGGAGCAAATGTTCTATACAGCCTTAGCAAAGGAAGATTACCACCAGGATTAGAATTAAATTTTGATGGCGAAATTGTAGGAACAGTTAGTGCATTCGGCGAAGGTATATATAAAAGCATTTGGAAAACAGGTAGATCATATAAAGTAAACGATATTGTAAGATACAATAATTTTTATTACAAAGCAGTAAGCGATCATACAAGTTCGAATATTTTTACAAATGATACAGCCCTTTGGGTAGAATTTCAATTTACTCAAACTGGACTTACAGTATTTGATAAAGACACCTTTTTATTAGATGCGGCAGAAACAAGCATCGACAGAGAATATAAATTTACTGTTGCGGCAGAAGACCAGTACAAATACAGCATTGTTAAACGAGAGTTTGTACTTAAAGTATTAGATCCAGAAATAACAAAATATAGTAATTTGCACCTAAAGCCATTAATAAAGCAAGATGTGAAACAAAATTTTGTTAACTTTTTATCCGATCCTGAAGTCTTTATTCCTGAAACAATATATAGACCTGGTGATCCTAATTTTGGCATTCAAAAAGATTTAAAAATACCTTTGTACTACGGTATTGAAACAAAAGAATTGAATGAATTTATCGCGGCAATGTCAAAGAACCATAAGAAGAAAAAATATATTGTAGGAGATTTAAAAACAGCAGTAGCAAAAACTCCTGGCACTAATGATGTGATATACGAAGTTGTATATTTAGATATCAAAGACCCTGCCAGACCTGATAACGGAAGGACAAAAAAATCTTTTCGATTTATAACTGAAAATAAAGTAACAACTGATATTGTTTCTTTTAATCCTAAAAATCAATTTTATGACTATGAAACATTACCATCGTTTGTGATCGCGACAAGAAACAAAGGTATACAAAATGTAACACTTGGTGAAAGTTTCACAATAGAAACAAGAGGAGAAGGCATAGTAGATATAAATTGGATAAGCGGATTAGAAGTAGACGGCAGAACTGAAGATAACTTAATAAAAATTATCCAAGGTTTAGCAAATATTAATCAGTATAGGCCACAATACGCAAATGTTGTAAGTGCGGATAGTGATGCAATAAAGGTTTCCGGTTCAAATGACAATATTAGGTATATTAGTAATATAGATAACATGAGAGATAATATTAGATCTATGGGTCTAACTAATAGAAGTTTTGTTCCTTTATGGATGCGTACCACACAAGCTGACAGCGTCAACGAATTAGGATATACACCTAGCATCGTTTTGTGTTATTGTAAGCCTGGCACAAGTGCAAGAGTAAAAGCTGCGATTGATGCAAGTGGATACGATTTTTCTAACTTTAATTTAGAAATTGATAGATACACTATTGATAGTTCTACGAATACAAGCGATACACAATACTTATTGTTCGCAAATTACAGATACAACATATAATAAAGATAAATATGTTTAGGAGATATAAAAATGGCAAATAGCACAGTACAATATGAAAATTTAGACGAAGAATTTCCTATAGCCGGACAGGATAATGATTCCCAGGGTTTTAGAGATAATTTTTCAATAACAAAAACAGCATTACAAAATGCAGCATTAGAGTTAACAGATCTGCTTACAAATGGTGCTCGTAAAGATGTAGATAACAACTTTAACAACATTCTAATTTCCAATGCTAAAACAAATCAAATATCTCAAACTGTGTACAATACAGGAAATTTAGAAGTTGACAGCAACATCGAATGGACAGATGGAGCGTATCAAAATATTACAGTTGGTATTGATCCTATAACACTAATTTTAGGTGCTTGGCCCGAAAACGGTACTTACGGAAAAATTCGAATGGCATTAAGAAGTAATGTAAATATTCAAAGAGACATAACGTTGCTTGCGGCAAACACAGGAATTATTAGAACAAGTCCAAACTGGCCAGCAACCTTAAGAGTAACTTCATCAAGTACACCTGTATTTGTAGATGCTTGGACGTCTGATGGTGGGTCAACAGTCTTTTTAGAATATTTAGGTGAATACAGTACAGTATAACAAATGTTCAACCCATTAGTAGATAGCTTTGATGATTTAACAGACTCTGAAGTTGATGACAAAATACAAGAGTTATCACGTAAATATTGGCAAACTAAAAATCCTTCTTTACAACAACAAATTTCAACAGTTTTAGAAATGTTTAAAGCAGAAGCGGCCACCCGTAGAGCAAAGCAACTGCAAAAAAGTCAAACTGATAGTGAATCAGGACTTGACAATCTAATAAATGTATCGTAAAATACATATATGCTTATGAAAACAGACGAACTAGGTATACCGAGATTCTCTAATCGCGATTTAATCGATATGATCTATTCAGGTCATGCTGATAAAGTCCATGTGGTGTTATGTGATTCTAGTGATGATGTAGATAAATTTAATACAGCAATGGAAGAGCAAGGTATGAATCCATTGCAAAAATATATTCCATTAGATGTAGACCAAAAGACGTTTGACGGTGTGTGTCAAAGTGAATGGTTTATGCCAGATGAATACAAAGCACTTGCTATAGGAGAATGGCTATTCGCAAAAGTGATTGAAGAAAAACAAAACTTTGGAGTTGATTTTATATATAACTCTCCAGAATGGATGCGAGTAGAAGAAGAACTAGAAGCGTTTAAAGAACGTGGTATGTTTGACCTATTACGCTATATGATTTATCTAGTGGACTTTATGCGTGAGAACAACATCGTATGGGGTGTAGGACGTGGATCTAGTGTTGCTAGTTATGTGTTATATTTGATCGGTGTACATCGTATAAATTCAATCCAATATGGCCTGGACTGGCGAGAGTTCCTGAGATAAGTAAGCATACAATAGGAGGTTTTTATGGTACAAAAACAAACTGGACAAAAAGTCTATAGAACAATGCAAGGCAAATCTGTTAATATGGATATGTTACGCAAAAGAAATGAGCTAACACCAGCAGTTGGTAATGTTTCTGTAAACGCAAGAGGCGACGAACTAGGACCTGGCGGACAAATTATTCGTAAACGTGAAGAAATTGTTAAAGAATATTATGATAACAGCAATGGTGTAAAAACACAAAAAGCAGTTCGTAGAGATGAATTTCAACCACCTGTAGAAGCAGTTGAAAAAGATCTTACAGACGATTTCGTTGATCCTGATTTAGATACAAGTAATTGGGTAGAAGACGAAGAAGGAAATTTTGTAAAAAAAGAAACTACAACTAAAAAGGGTAAGTAATGGCTATTAACCTTAATGCAATTAAAGGAACACCAAGAGCAGTAGGAAATAGAGTTCTTGTAACTGATATGCACTTTGGTGAACAAACTACAAAAGGCGGCATTATTCTCACAGATGATAATGCTACAACAAGAGGAATATATCCTCGTTGGGGTAGAGTTTATTCAAAAGGTCCCCTTAATAAAGACCCATATGAAGTAGGAGATTGGATATTAATTGAACATGGCCGTTGGACACGGGCTATGAATATTGACACTCCTGAACAAGAAGGTTTAATTGTACGTATGGTAGAATCTGAAGCAGTTCTTGCTTCTTCAAAAGAAAAGCCAAACGATGCACAAATCGGCGCAGAATATAGTGACGGTCAAGGTGCATGGGTTGGCGATGTAGCATCTTAAAGGTAAAAAATTATGACTAACCCGTTTGCAGATATTGAACGTTTCGGTTCGGCTTGTGATCAACCGCCGAGCGAAGAAAACTATAAAATGTATCTTAGCCTAATTGATGAAGAAGTAGGCGAACTTAATGATGCTGTAAATTCAAATGATAAATTAGAACAACTTGATGCACTTGTTGATATTCTTGTTGTTACAATGGGTGCTATACGTGCCGCAGGTTGGGACGGACAAGGTGCCTGGAAAGAAGTAATGGATACAAACTTTGCAAAGATTGATCCAGACACTGGTAAAGTCCGTAAGCGTGAAGATGGCAAGGTTTTGAAGCCAGAAGGATGGAAAGCGCCACAACTTGAGAAGTTTTTATAATGTTATGGTGCTTCGGTTGTAGTTTTTCTGTTGGTTTAGATGCCCACTACACAGCATTATACAACGAGTATCCTGTTATAGAGAACAACTATCAAACAGCTCTTGCAGATAAATTAAAACAAGATTTAACGGTGCAGGCTCAGTTTGGAGTAGGCAATGATTGGATCTGGCGAAGATTTTCAAGTAATTTTGAAAACTATGCAAACGGCGATTATATAATTGTACAAACTACAAGCCTTAGCAGGTATTGGTTAACTGAAAAATACCCAGAATGTAGTAATTTTATGATGTGTCCTGTTGAAAAAGATTGGTTCACCAAAGATGAACTAAAAGCAATAGAACTTCATAAGAGACATCTGTGGCACAATACTGTACTAGAATCAAACTATGATATGTTTGTGTGTGCATTGCTTTACATAGCAAACATGAGGCCTGACCTTAAGATATTATTCTTACCAGGATTTCACGATATTGCAGGTGTGGGCGGAAGATTAAATGACATATGTATGGGCGAATTCACATCACAAGATGTTGCTGACAAATACTATGCAACAGGTGAGGCAGACTTCAGAATAAACCATATGAGCGAAAAAAATCATCTTATTCTGGCTGATAAAATATATGAATTTTTTGAAAATGATCAAGCATTAGACTTGAAAACTGGCTTTGAAACAGGCCTAATCACAGATAAAAATTACTTGACATATCCTAAATCTTAAGCTATAATATACTAAAATATTAATTTTAGGGGTATATAGTGGCTACACACGGCATGATAGATTTAGAAACATTAGGTGTTGAACCAGATAGTGTTATTATGACACTAGGTGCAATAAAGTTTGACCCATTCAATGATTCAGAACCCCATAGTCCTCTTTATCTTAGAGGTGATGTAGAAGAGCAGACTGAATTTCCTTATGAACGAAGTATAGACGACAACACTCTTGCATGGTGGAGTAAACAACCACAAGCGATACAAGACGAAGCATTCGGTGATGAACACAAAAGAGTAAGTGTACAAGAAATGTTACGTCAACTTAACAAATGGTGTGTTGGACTAGACTATATTTGGTGTCAAGGTCCAACATTTGATTTTGTTATACTACAGCATTTGTATAAACAGGCAGAAAAACCTGCACCTTGGAACTATTGGCAAATTAGAGATAGTAGAACATTATTTGCAATGATGCCAAGCGATCCTCGCAAGGCAATACAGGAAAGTTTGCATAACGCACTAGCAGACTGTTACTATCAAGCAAAGTGTGTACAACAATCATATAAACACTTTGGAGTAACTAAATGATTAGATGGTATGATATTCCTGCGGCATTAGTATTTGCGTATTTTATGATGCTAAATTTTTTTACAGTTCCTGGTTTTGGTGCATTATTGGCTTATGTTGTTTATGAAGTTTGGGTGAATTGGTATTGTAAGTTAAGATTACAACAGGAGAATACATGAGTATAGAACCAATTCAAGAAAAACTAGATGATAAGATTAAAAAACTTAACTCCAGTCGTGTATATAAAGCGGTAACTCCTAAAGGAGATTTATCTTGGTATATAAAATGGATAGCCAGTGCTTTTATACTTGTCGCAGTAATGTGTAGAAGTGTAGACGAAGTTCCGAAAATTTATGATGTTGTATTAAGTTTTGTAGGAACAATTGGTTGGGCTTGGGTTGGTTATTTATGGCATGATAGAGCTTTGCTCTTGCTCAATGCTGTTTTATGTGTTATACTAGGTACTAGTATGTTAAGATATTTTGCAGGAGGTATGTTTTGAAGGAACTTTGGGTAGAAAAATATAGACCGAAGACAGTAGATGGTTATGTGTTTCGCGATGAAGCACAAAAGACACAGGTAAAAACGTGGATAAAAGACAAAACAATTCCACACTTGCTTTTTTCAGGCAATGCTGGAATAGGAAAAACAACGTTGGCAAAATTGTTGTTCAACGAGTTAGACGTCAACGATTTAGACGTACTAGAAATTAACGCATCTCGGACAAATAGTGTAGACGATGTTCGAGATAAAATTGTAAACTTTGTACAAATGATCCCATTTGGGGACTTTAAGGTTGTATTACTAGATGAGGCAGATTACTTATCTCCAAACGCACAGGCCGCACTACGTGGTGTTATGGAAGAATATCATACAACGGCCCGTTTTATACTTACTTGTAACTATCCTAACAGAATTATTCCAGCTATTCACAGCAGGTGCCAAGGCTTCCATATTGCCAAAATTGATCAGACAGAGTTTACTGCTCGTGTCGCTGAAATTCTTATCACTGAAAGCGTCACTCCTGATCTTGATGTACTAGATACATATGTAAAGGCAACTTATCCAGACTTGCGTAAGTGTATCAATATGGTACAGATGAATTCATCAGACGGACAATTACTTGCACCACACGAAGGTGATACAGGAGAAAGTGATTGGAAGTTAGATATGGTCGAACTTTTCAAGGCTGGTAAAATACAAGAAGCACGTAAGTTACTGTGTGGTACTATTCGTCCAGAAGAAATGGAAGAAGTTTATCGTTGGTTATATGACAACATTGAATTGTTCGGAAATGAAGAACAACAAGATCAAGCAGTGCTAATTATTAAGCAAGGATTGGTTGATCATACACTTGTTGTTGATCCTGAAATTAACTTAGCGGCAACGCTGATTAGATTAGCGAGGTTATAGTGACATATCTAGTTACAGATAATTGTATAAAATGTAAGCATATGGATTGTGTAGAAGTATGCCCTGTTGATTGTTTTTACGAAGGTGAAAACATGTTAGTAATTAACCCTGATGAATGTATTGACTGCGGGGTGTGTGAACCTGAATGCCCTGCTGACGCAATACTACCTGACAGTGCATTAGGTGATGAACGTGATAAATGGCATGATATAAATTTAAAGTACAGTTTACAGTGGCCATTAATTACAACCGTAAGGATAGAAGATGTGCCATCAGACGCAGACGAATGGAATGGTGTACCTAACAAGTTCGAAGAACACTTTTCTTCTAATCCTGGAAAAGGTGATGAATGACATATGTGGCAAACTTTCCTAACTGTGGATATGTTGGGCATGAATACAATGTCCAAGACCTTATTCCAATACGTCAAGAAATAAAAGATATACAAAACAATTGGTCAACAAAAGAACAAACTGATCATACATTTACCAGTACAGTAAAAAAAGAATATAAAATACAAGACAGTTTAGAGCATTTAGAGAAACTCGTCTGTCCACTTGTTGGTTTGTATTACGAAAACTTTCACATAGATCAAGCGGAAGGAAAACCTTACTTGCATAGTGCGTGGGTTAACTTCCAAGAAAAAGGAGAGTTTTTTGCACCTCACACACATGTAGGAGAATTTAGTTTTGCTCTTTATTTACAAGTTCCTTTTACATATGAACAAGAAAGAAAATATCATAGTACAAAAGACAAAAAAATAGATACTGCATCAGGTTTTGTTTTTTACTATACCGATATTCTTGGTAACATTATACCTAGTTATTTGCCTGTTGATAAAACTTGGGAAAACAAAATTATATTTTTTCCAGGACAACTGTTACATTCTGTACAACCGTTTTTTACTTCTGATGATTATAGAATTACGATTTCAGGAAATGTGAGGTTTAAATGATTTGGATTATATTAGAAACAGTGCTATGGATGATTGCTATGTACACCATTCCAGTAGGCTTATTAATTATGTGGAATAATGAAAAATGATAAAAGCTATATTAGCATGTGATGATGAAGGCGGTGTGAGTAAAGACGGAACGTTACCGTGGCCTCACAACTCAAAAGATTTACAATGGTTTAAGGACAATACAGCAGGACATGTTGTTGTAATGGGATCTACTACTTGGGAAGATCCTCATATGCCAAGGCCGTTACCTAGACGTACAAATGTACTAGTAACTACACGCAAAGAAGATTATCCAGGAGCAGATGGATATATCAGTGGCGACTTAAATATAGAACTAAAAGAGCTTGAAGCAACTTGTCCTGGAATTATTATTTGGAATATAGGAGGTCCAAATATAATTGAACAATCTCTAGGAGTAATTGACGAATTTTATATAAGTCGGATACCAGGAACATACGACTGCGACACATTCCTTCCACTAAAGAAAATTGAATCATTATTTGAATTAGATTTTGAAGAAGCACATGATAAAGTAACATTTCAAATTTGGAAAAAAAGGAAATACCTGTGAAACAATATCTAGAAGCACTAAATTACATACTAGAAAACGGTAAGGACCGCGATGACAGAACTGGCGTAGGAACCAGAGGTGTGTTTGGTTATCAAATGCGTTTCGATTTAAGAGAAACATTTCCAGCAGTAACTACAAAAAAACTTGCTTGGAAAAGTGTAGTAAGTGAACTGTTGTGGTTTTTAGAAGGTTCGTCTGATGAACGTAGACTTGCAGAAATACATTACGGTAAACCCCGTGAAGAACTTGTAGGAAAAACAACGATCTGGACAGCAAACGCTGACAAGCAAGGTAAGGCACTAGGTTATGCAGACGGCGAGCTAGGACCTGTCTATGGTGTCCAATGGCGTAATTGGAACGCTAGAGGTCATCATGTAGATCAAATAGTTAATATTATTAAACAAATTTATGAAGATCCGTTGAGTCGTAGGCACATAGTAAGTGCTTGGAATGCAGGAGAAGTAGATCGTATGGCACTTCCTCCTTGTCATACAATGTTTCAATTTCATGTACAAGACAATGAATTAAGTTGTCAACTTTATCAACGTTCTGCAGATATGTTTTTAGGTGTACCATTTAACATTGCAAGTTATAGTTTACTAACACATATTGTTGCAAAATTATTAAATTTAAAGGTTGGTGATTTTGTTTGGACAGGCGGAGATTGTCATATCTATCTTAATCATTTAGATCAAGTAAAAGAGCAAATAAGTAGACAGCCTAGAAAAGGTCCTACTCTTTGGATGCCAGAATTTATGACTCTAGCAGAGGTAAACGAAGCAAAACCAGATATGTTTAAGTTAATGAATTATGATCCAATGGAAAGTATAAAAGCACCCATGGCTGTATGATAAAAGAATTATATAATATTTGGAATATAAAAGATGAACATATATCAGGAGATAAATTTACTGGTTATGAATCTGTGTATGACCAATTAGACATTACAAAAGAAGATTATGAAAAAGATCCAGAAGGAATTATTGATAGGGTTTTCACCATTTATCGTAGTATTAATCTTGTACCTATCGTATATTACACCGAACAAGGACTCATCACAGCAATTAAAGAGTTTGGAACCAAGTCATATACAGGTGTTAGAGCTGGAGCCATTGGACTCGGTAATAACGCAGGACAAACCATAAATAGATTTTTGTTTCCTAATATGATGACAGCTGAGCCAAAAGGTCGAGGCTCAAATAGTTTAAAGGATAGATTTTACAATGACGCTAAACTTCGTCGTGCAATCAGAATATGCTTTGAGTTTCGTGATGGTAATAATCTTGTACATCCTACTGCGATGCGTAGGGCACTTGAACTTGTTACGGGTGAGAACGTTACAAATTTCAAAGCACAAAACGCCAAAGCAATAGTAGAACACCTTTGTCCTGTGCTATGGGGCAACATATATGATTATAGTGCAGGATACGGTGGAAGATTATTAGGAATAACCTCCAGTAATATGCGTTACAATTATGTAGGAATTGATCCTAACACAGAAACAATAAAATACTTAAATTATTTACAACAACTTATAGAAGAATCTATAGGGATTACTAGCGAAATCTTTTGTTCAACAAGTGAAGAATATGAACCTGAGAATATAGATTTGGCATTTAGTAGTCCACCTTATTTTAACTTGGAGAAATATTCAGATGAAGATACGCAATGCATGGTTAGGTATAAAACGTTGGATGATTGGTTTGATGGCTACGTTACTCCGACCATTAAACAAATATTTAACGGACTCAATAGAGAAGGACTTTTCGCTACTAACATCGCAGACTACAAAACCTACGGGAACAAAGAATTTAAAGTGGTCGAGACATGGAAAGAAGTATCTAAAAGAATAGGCTTTGAACATGTTGGTACAATAAAAATGATGCTTAACACACGACCGGGTGTAGGCAACGACAAAACACAAGGGAGGGAAAAATATGAAGGTGTTTATGTTTTTCGTAAAAAATGAAGCCAACTAGCGTACACTATGGTTCACCTAAAGAAACTACTACTGAAAAATTTGCTTGGTGGCCAGTAAGGAGTAGTTTCAGTAAGAAACGTATCTGGTTTAAAAAATATGTAGAGTTAGAAAGTTACTATGATGGTGAATGGTCACATCCAATTAGATCTAACACCTTTAAATTTATATATTCAGAAAAAGAGTATATTTTATATTTGTTAAGGAAAAATGAGGCACTGCATTAACAGTGCCCCTTTAAGTTAAGCATCTCCGTATACTTGAAGCACTTCCTTTACGGCCTCGTGGCGTTCAATATCTCCTTGTGCAAAATGGACTACATCCAATCTTTCTGTCTGTTTTGATTCTAACAGTTTTGTAAAATCTATTAAACCGTTATCTTTGAGCCTATCAGCTTGTGCTAAGTCGCCTGTAACAGCCATCATTGATCCTTCTCCTAAACGTGTTAGTAGCATCTTCATTTGGTTTGCCGTTGCGTTTTGCATTTCATCTGCAAGTATAAAAGAATGTTTAAATGTTCGCCCTCTCATATAAGCTAGTGGAGCGATTTCTATTATGCCTTCTTCTATCATGCCTTCTATTTGTCTAGCATCAAAATACTCGCGTAAAACATCAAAAATAGGTCTTGTCCAAGGAGCCATTTTTTGTTCTAATGTTCCTGGTAAAAATCCTAAATCCTCGTCAACCGATACAGCGGGTCTTGTAACGATTATTTTGTCTATTTTTCCTTCCTTAAATAGTTTCACCGCTACTTGTACTGCAAGTAATGTTTTACCCGTACCTGCTGGTCCAATACCAAAAACTATATCTTTAGTATCGTCTAGTAGTTTGAGTACATATGTCTCTTGGTTTCTATTTCTGGGAATTATTGTGACTTGTTGTTTTTTTTGAAATGGTTTAAAATCCACTACGTTTGCGTAGTTTTTTGTTTGCTGACGTGCAGCCTTACGTTTTGCACCCATTAAGCATCCTCCTTTGAGTGAATGGAGTAGGGTATTTGCGTAGAACGCATTGCCCTACAAAAGTATTTACCACAGAGGTTTAACCAAAAAAACTATTTGTTATCTGTTTAGATACGATAAATAAGTATGCAGCACAATTGGAAGATTACATGGAAGACACATACGACTTAGTAAAAAACATTGAACGCATTTATGATAGCAACACAGCATTTCAAGTATTAAAGGACTTTGAAAGAGTTTTAGATGAACTTGATATGTATGTTTATAAAAATTGGTCTGACGGAGAACTCTTAGCAGGTCCCGATATTGATAGACACTGGATTACATGTAAATTTATGTGGGATCGTGCAAATATGCCTGATCCTATGGGTGCTAAAAGATTAACAGAATACGATTGTAAGATAGGCTATAAAAAAGATTATGTTATTGTACCAAGAAAAATTAAAGTACCTGGTGATATTAGACCTGGTACTAAAAAAGGTAAATTAGATAAAAAGCCTATTTGGATAGTAGAAATAGAAATGCCTAAGAAATTGATAGCTGACATATACACAAGTTATGCAGAAAACAAAGGACTTAATTCAGATCCAGCAACTGTACAAAATGCTCCACCATTAGAAACACAACAGGCAGATGAATTAGATAATGCTACAGATCTTACACCAGATGAACAAAACGAATTAGGAATAGTATAATGACACTAAAAGCTGGAGACCTAAGACATTTAGTAGATGATATTTTTGAAATTGATTCTTTTCAGTCTAAAATGGGAGACGATAAAAATATTGTAACCTTAAGTTTTAGTGTTGTAGATAAACAACCTGCAGATGATTTAATGAATTTTCTTGAAAAGGGATATGATTTTATTTTAGATGCCGATGTTACTCCTGGAGAGCAAAACGATGGCAAGTATAAAGTTTTTGTAGAACTACAAAGACAAAGAGGAATCGACAGCCAAATTAACGAAATATTAGATGGCGTTTATAAACTTACAGAATTAGAAAAAATGAAATTTAGATACTATAAGGATTTTCAAAGTAAAGATGCAACTTTAGAAGAACTTGCAACTATACCAAATGATCCTAATAGCTATTCACAAATTGCTAACGAATCAAATATGCGTAATTTTAAAAACTTTTTCAACAAAAGTTATGTTGATACAATAGAAATGCACGAAGACATTATAACTATTAAAAAGAAATACGCAGATCCTGTGCATTTTAAATATATAGATTTTGGGCCTACACAACAAACATTAGACTCAATTACAGAATCCTTCAATCCTTGGGATTTTGCAGAAATTATATTCCTATCTAAGTATATTGGTGATTATAATATTACCAAATACGGTAACAAACTTACTTTCGAAAACAACGGACATACATTAGTTACCGAAAGAATTGCTGTATGACATACTGCCAAAATTGTGGACATGAATCGCATTGCGGTGTGAACCGAGAAATGCAGGTGAATGGTCACGATTTAGGTATATATAGTATCGTGGTGTGTAAACACTGTAGATGTAAAAACTGCAATAAACCGAAGGAAGATATAGATGGCAGCAGAAGACTTTAAATTTGAATTTACTGAAGAAATGGCTTTAGAATTACTTAGAGGTAATGAAGAAGCTGAAGATTGGTACGATGCTATTTGTGAAATACTTCCGCTTTGGGAAATAGACACAGCAGAAAGAGTAGCTATGTTTATTGCTCAGTGCGGGCATGAAAGTAATAATTTCAGAGTACTAAGTGAAAACCTAAACTACAGCGCCAAAGGATTAAACGCTGTATTTCCTAAATATTTTGAAAGAGCAGGAAGAGATGCTAACGAGTATCATAGACAACCTCGCAAAATTGCGAATGTTATTTACGCAAATAGAATGGACAATGGCGATACAGATTCCGGTGATGGCTGGCGCTTTAGAGGCGGCGGAATACTGCAACTTACAGGTCGCTATAACTATACAAAGTTTGGCGCAGAAGTAGATATGTCGCCAGAAGAAGCAGTAGATTATGTGCGTACAAAAAAAGGCGCACTAGATTCAGCATGTTGGTTCTGGGATACTAACGGTTTGAATAAATACTGCGATGCACGAGATGT